CTTTGAAAAAGGTAATTTGAGGATTACCGGTTAAATAAACATCCTGAGCACCATAAGCTACTAATTGAAGAAGACCACCACCCATTTACGCTATATTCTTTATACTATTAGAGGAGAAAAAAAAAAGAAACTTTATAGCAATTTAACAACATATATAAATAAATATATAATATAATTTAATTGGAATAAGCAAGGCCGCCCATACCAGACAATATACGAAGTACATTATAATTTACCGCATAGACGTGAAGATTCTTTGAAATGCTGCCATCATTAGCAACTGTGTAGCTAGAACCAGTTTTATCAATCTCTAAATTGAGAACGGCGGTATCAATACGAGACATATTGAGAGTGCCACTGGGCTGGTGCTCTTCCGGTTTTAGGGCAAATGAATACACGTTGATGCCGGGGTTGGAGGGGATATTTTCGTGATGTTGGTAGGGTTGTATTAAATTGAAATATGAACCGGGTCTTGCAGAAAAGCGATCATTGCCGTTTAATACAAGTTTGGCAGATTTTATAGGATTAGCTGAAGTAATTGCGCTTGTAGGAGTATATAATACCGAAGAAGCTTGACCGTAGGTATTAACTGCACTTGAATAATTAACCCAGTTATTATTAATTACGTGCTTATCGGCAACAGTAGAGGTGTGATCGGAAGAGCAGAACCAGACTAACTCTTTGCAAGGGTGATTGAAAGATAATTTAGGTTTAATGGCTGCAGCAGCAGATACACTTTCAGTACCGGTGAATTGTAGCTGTTCTATTAAATATTCGTGGGATAATTGAGCGAATCTTCGGCGTTCATCGGTATCTAAGAAGATGTAATCAACCCATAATGAAACAGACGATAGGGGGTTGACATCAGTAGAGGCACCTCTGCAATTCTCTTTCGTTTCAAAGAGGATGTTAATTTTAACTTCGTGATATTGTAGAGCGATTAAAGGAAGGGCTAAACCTACGTTGCGACAGAACCAAAACTCTAAGGGGATATATAGATTAGCACCAGCAGTAGAAGTTCCTATTGTCGTGAGCATATCATTAGCACCTACCATCTTTTTATAGGCATCTTTCTTTGATATGGGAAGCGAGAGTTCATTCCATACATACATCCAGTGAGAATAATGCTTGTCTATCTTTTGACCACCGATTTCAATTTCTACATAGTTTATTAAACGGAGACCGAAATAAGGACATACGCTAGCATTAGTGCCCGAATAATAATTAACAACAGATAAATACATACGGTGTATTAAATCGCCATTACGAGATATTTGGCAGGTTACACGATTGCCAAAGTTGGGAGTTCCGTTAAAAGTTTGTTGGATAGCTTCAATAGCAAAGTTAGTATGACGACGATAAACTACTTTGAAAAAGGTAATTTGCGGATTACCGGTTAAATAAACATCCTGAGCACCATAAGCTACTAATTGAAGAAGACCACCACCCATTTACGCTATATTCTTTATACTATTAGAGGAGAAAAAAAAAAGGAAATTATATAACACGACTCTTTTATATTTTTATTATAGATGATATCTTTATTATATTTTTAATTGGAATAAGCAAGGCCGCCCATACCTGATAATATACGAAGGACGTTGTAATTGACCGCGTATATATTGATGCCTTGGTATGATTTATTAGTTGGAGCTGGATTAGCAGTAACCATCAAAGTTGCTGTGTCAATACGAGACATATTGAGGGTGCCGCTAGGTTGGTGCTCTTCGGGTTTTAGGGCAAATGAATACACATTTATAGAATTGTGTACGGGAACGTTGGTGTGATGCTGGAAGGGCTGAACATAATTGAAATAATCGCCTTCTCTTACCGCAAAACGATCGTTGCCGTTTAATTGGAGGATGGCATTCGCGAAAGGGTTGCTATTTGTCGCAGGTTTGACATCGGATATAACTAAATAGTTTGATGTACGCTGTCCTCCTTGTGCTGCAGATTTACCATAAGCTAACTCAAGTGCTTTCTCGTCGTCTGCCACGTCCAAGTTTGTGTAATCATACCATCTGGTTTTATTAAGATTCGTGGAAGAAGGGGCTACTTTTGCGACCCATATGAGTTCTTTGCAAGGGTGATTGAAGTTAAGCTTGATTCGGTTGGTGCCATCAACTAGGGGTTCGGTGCCAGTGAATTGTAGCTGTTCTATTAAATATTCGTGGGATAATTGAGCGAATCTTCGGCGTTCATCGGTATCTAAGAAGATGTAATCAGCCCATAAAGAGATATTTTTAATATCTTCAAAATCGGTTAATGAGCCTGCGGGAATGGATATGCAGTTGGCCTTAGTTTCAAAATCTATTTTTACTTTGACTTCGTGATATTGAAGAGCGATTAAAGGAAGCGCGAGACCTACATTGCGGCAAAACCAGAACTCAAATGGGATATATAGAGTTGTGACAGAGGAATCAGGAATTTCATCTATGTTGTTTAAGCCATTTAATATATCTTTGTCGGCACCGACCATAGTATCATATGCATAGCGTTTGCCGATAGGTAGAGATAATTCGTTCCAGATGTAAAGCCAATCGGAATAATGCTTATCTATTTGTTGGCCACCAATTTCAATAACAACGGATTTTATTAAGCGTAACCCGAGATAATTTTGGTATGTGCTGGTAGTTTTGGTATCAAGATCTTTCTTTTTAGGGACATCAACCTGTAAATACATACGGTTTATTAAATCGCCGTTGCGTGATATTTGGCAGGTTACAGTATTACCGTATCCGGCATTACCGTTGAAAGTTTGTTGGATAGCTTCAATAGCAAAGTTAGTATGACGACGATAAACTACTTTGAAAAAGGTAATTTGCGGATTACCAGTTAAATAAACATCCTGAGCACCATAAGCTACTAATTGAAGAAGACCACCACCCATTTACGCTATATTCTTTATACTATTAGAGGAGAAAAAAATATAGATTATATGACACAAAAATTATTTTTATTATATAAACCTTAATATTTATAATTCAAATATAATGATGTTTAAAGAGAAGTCATCTAAAAAAAAAATAACAACAGATATAAATGAAACTGTTACTTTGGACGCGATGCATAATAATATGATAAAGGATTTTGAGAAGAGCGATAAGGAAAAGATATACTATCTTGAAAAACTGAGTTATTGCGAAGAAAAGAAAATGGAGATATTAAAAAGTATAAATAATACGGCAGATAAAGAACTTAATAGTCGGCTTTGGTTCAGTAATACAGAGTTGAACGAGCAGATAATAGATATTAAAAGTAAATTGAATGAACTCAATAATTTAGATGAAATAGAGTATTACAAGAATACTAGCGATATATTATTTCAATATTACGATACCGTAAATAAGCAATCGGATATTAATCAAAATATAAATTTTGTAAAAGAGTCCTTTAATAAACCAAAGATATATAAGAAGGAATCCAAAAAAAAGCGAAATATGAGCATAAATACTAACACGATTAATGTATTAGAAGCTCTTAATAACATAGATAATAAGAAGCTTGTAAAAGAAAATAAATGTGCTGATAGCGATAAAACGGAGGCCAATAAAATTAAGGGGGAAATTAATGAGAATGATAATAGCAAGATATATGACAAGAGTACCTTGGTAGATAAATATATGGCTATAATAAACAATAGATATGTTAGAACAGTTGAGGACGAAAACATAGAGATATGTAAGGTTTGTAAAAATAGTATGACTTGCCTCCAACACGATGCAATAATTGTATGTAGTATCTGTGGATATCAGGAGCTTCTCTTAGTAGAGCAAAATAGACCGATATTAAAGCAGAATACGAAGGATACATCGCATTTTTGTTATAAGAGGATTAATCATTTTAGGGAGTGGTGCAATCAGGTTCAGGGAAAAGAGAGTACGGATATACCTGACGAAATATTTGAAAAGATTTTAACGGAAATTAAGAAAGAGAAAATAACTGACTTGAAAAAAATAACCTATTTAAAAATGAGGGATATTCTTAAAAGATTGAGAATAAACAAGTATTACGAGCATATCAATTATATTATAAACAGAATTAACGGAATACCTACGCCGCAATTCAGTCCTGAATTAGAGGATAAGCTATGTAATATGTTTAGAAGCATCCAGGCGCCTTTTTTGAAACATTGTCCGAAAGATAGAAAGAATTTTTTGTCATATAGTTATGTTCTCTATAAGTTCTTTCAGATACTCGGGCTAAACGAATACCTCAAATATTTTCCATTATTGAAAAGCAGAGAAAAGCTCTATGTTCAGGATCAGATATGGAAAAAGATATGTGTGGATTTAAACTACGAAATAATACCATCGTTATAAACTGCTTACCACGACTGCTGGAATATATTTAAAATCAGCAAATATTCCAGAAGACAAGCAGACAAGCAGACAAGTAGACAAGTAGACTACGATAGTCCTACGATTATTATAATAAATATAGAGATATTATCATAGCAGTCCTTGAGAAGCTGGAATATTCTTATTTTTTCATTTTACACCTTTTTCATATAAATCCCAGTTTAGAACACCATTAACCGTAATAGCAAATACACCAGTATATTTTTTGAATACTTCTTGTGATTGTGTTTTTATTACACAACGCTTTCCTTTATTACTATAACAACGATTTCGTTTTTTGTAATGATTTTATACTTGTTTCATCAATACAAATAATATCTTCTATTTTGTATTTTTTTCACTTCATCATAAAACTCTTTTATTTTTGAATTAATATTTATATCTTTACCAAATCTCTTTACTGGTTCAAGTCGTATTCTTGTAAGTTTCAAAGTAATATTATTATCATTAATTACTCTAAAAATCTGCGTTGTAGATAAATTAGCATCTTTGTATTTGTCTTTGATTTTTTAACTAAATAATATTGAACTGCTGTTAATTTATAATCATTACTTTTATGAGTAGGCATATATATTATTGAATTATTTTTTCATAAAATTGATTATAAAAAAAATTGAAATAAAATACTTAAACAAATAAGTATTACATTATTATATACAAGATGAGTGAAACAACTTATGACAATGATATTTCTGGATTAGCAAATATCAATGAACTTTATGAGAGTTCATCAATAAAAAAATGGATTAAATTAATTCCAACTGATAAGGCAATTCCATTTGAGGAATATAATAGAAAAGACCATTTTATTCCAATAGCAGATATAGTTTTAGATAGTGAATTATATACATCTGGAAAAAAACAAGGTAATAAAAAAAGAAAAACATTGATTGCTTTGGCAAATTTCACTGATGTAATTGTTCCAAAAGTTGAATGGATATACATGTTCGTTATTAATAACAGAATTGTTAAAATTGGTGGAACGAGAGACGGAATAAAAAATAGATTTGGAAGTTATCTTTGTGGTCATCATATAGAAGAAAGAGGAAAATCCGGCAAGGCTAGTGAAACAAACAAATATATTTATAATACTCTCTTCTTCTATTTGAATTGCGGTTGTGATATTAAAATATATGGATGCAAACTTCCTATTGAAGAAATTACACGCAATGTTTTTGGAAGAGAGACGAAAATCCGTGTTCAAACTTATCACAGCTATGAAAGTGTATTAATCGACGAATTTTGTAAACAAACAGGATTTATTCCATTCTTATGTAACAATAGTGATCCTGAATATAAATAATAACTTATAAGTTAGCACAAATATATTCAATTTCTTCTTTTGTAATGTTAAAATAATCATAAACTTCTTGATGATTTCCTGAATATTCTATTGTTGGAATAGGAAAACTTTGTAATATTCTTATGTTGTTAAAATTTCCCCAACGACAAATATTGTTTACAAATACATATAATGGATGCTGTAATATTTGTAAATATTTTTTTGCTTCTTCTTCATTACTACATAATATAAATACGATTGATTGTGTCATTCCACAATTATCAATAAATACACTATACTTATCTGTTGTTGATATAAACACTTTATATCCTTCTTGAAATTTATGTGGTCGGGATGAATATACTGTTTGACTTGGGGTATGAATTAATTTATATTTAAATATATCTGTTTTTACATCACAAATAAATTCGGCTTTTGTATATTTATGTAAGTCACTACTGGTTTTTACCTCAAATTTGGGTAGTGTTGTATTATCAATTGTTTTTGATAATATATTTTGAACCATTTGATTATATAATAATGGAATGTATTTGCGTTGTTTTGATATGACTGAACTAACATATTCCTTTTTCTTCCATATTCCAGAAACATTAATATTTTTGTAGAAAGCACAATTTTGAATTATATACCATGTAAAACTAGAACCAATTTTTTTGAAATATTTTTTTGCACTATGTATATCCAAATGTATTATTTGTAATGATGTAATAATTTCAATTAATACATTC